GCTAGCCACAAAGGCGCAGGCTGACACGGTGCTGACACTGGCGAAGGCAGAGGAGACGCGGGCTAAGACGGAGGACACGCTGGCGAAGACGGCGGGAACGAGTCAGGAGAACGCGATGAAGTTGGCAGACCGGATTGAGAGCGAGGTTGCGCGGATTATGCCGCAGCAGGCAGCGCCGGTAATGCCGATGCAGAATTTCTAGCTTGCGAGTAGCAGGCTAAGTTAGTAAAGAAAACATGAGTGAGATAACTCAGGCAGTAGAGGCTGAAGAGCCTTTGGAAGCCGTTGAGGAGATCGAGCCAAGTGCAGAGGCTGAAGTTGGGAACGCTGGCGGTGAGCCGGTGGAGAAGACGCAGGAGCCTGCGGTTGGCGATCAGAATCAAGAGGCGGAAGAAGTCGAAGTCAGCATCGGTGATTCGCCATCACAACAAGAAGAGAGCAGCAAGGAAGCACCTACTTGGGTGAAGGACTTGCGTAAGCAATATCGGGAGCTGCAACGTGAGAAGCGCCAGCTTGAGGAACGGGTAAGGACAATGTCCACTGAGACCAATCCGGTGGCACAGCTTGGGCCTAAGCCGTCGCTTGAGGGCTGCGACTACGATTCGGCTAAGTACGAGGAATCGCTTGAAGCATGGTTCGTCCGCAAGCGTGCGGTTGACGCAGAAGCTGAGAAGGCTGAACGCGCAAAGCAGGCTGAAGCGGAGGAATGGCAGAAGAAGCTAGCAAACTACGCTGAGACAAAGACGAAGCTGAAGGTTGCTGACTACTCTGAGGCTGAAGCAGCGGTTCAAGACGTGCTTAATGTCACCCAGCAGGGAATCCTGCTGCAAGGTTCAGAGAACCCTGCGTTATTGGTTTACGCCCTAGGTCGGAATCCTGCAAAGGCGAAAGAACTCGCGAGTATCAATGACCCCGTGAAGTTCGCGTTTGCGGTTTCAAAAATCGAAACTCAACTCAAAGTGACACCTAAAAAGACTGCACCGCCGCCGGAGCGGACAATATCTGGCACAGCAAAATCATCAGGCGGCTCGGATGAGCAGCTTGACCGGTTGCGAGAACAAGCCGCTCGCACCGGCGACTTCAGCAAAGTGTTGGCTTACAAAAATCAGTTAAAAAACAAATAAAGACCTATGGCTAATAGCTTTAGTAAAGAAGAAAGAGTGGCGTTTGAGAACCTTCTTGAAGGGTTCCAAGACGCTTTGGTTCTGTCTCGGAACGTGTCCATCTACAACACGGATCAGACGATGATGGAGCGCACGAACAACGTGATCTGGAGGCCGCAGCCTTACATCTGCACCTCGTTGAGTGGAGCAAATGCTGGAACGAACATTACTGGTGTTGGTGGATATTCCGCTTACACGCAGCTTTCCGTTCCAAGTTCCATCAATCAGACCCGCACGGTTGCGTGGGAGATGAATGCGCTTGAGTTGCGTGACGCGCTTCAGGAGCAACGCCTTGGCTCTTCTGCCAAGCAGAAGATTGCAAGCGACATCAACATCGCTGTGAACAACGTGGCTGCAAATCTTGGTTCGCTTGTTATCAAGCGCACGACTGCTGCTGGCGCAACCAGCGGGTTCGATGACGTTGCTCAGTGTGAAGCCATCTTCAACGAGCAAGGTGTGATGGACGGCGACCGGTATCTGGCGCTCAATACCCGCGACTACAACGGTCTTGCAAAAGACTTGTCTGTTGCATCGCGTTCCTTCGGAAACCAAAAGTCCGATAAGGCTTACGAGCGTGCGTATGTTGGGATGGTGGCGTCCTTCGACACCTACAAGCTCGACTATGCTCCTCGCCTTGCAGCGGCTGCTGGCGGAGCTGGCTTGACCATTGACACCAGAGATTCTGCTGTGAACTACTGGATCCCGAAAGCTGTCACGACAACTCCATCATCAACCGAACGGTTGAACGTGGACAACCGCTTCCAGACGGTAACGATTTCCAGCACGACTGGAGTTGCTGCTGGCGACGCGTTCACGATTAACGGAATCAACGCTGTCCACCATATCACCAAGAATGACACTGGTCAGTTGAAGACGTTCCGAGTTGTAAGTATAACCAGTGGAACGCAAATGGTGATCACTCCTCCGATCATCTCCAATCAGGTTGCAAATGCAGCTTCTGCTCAATACCAGAACTGTGTTGCTAACACCAAGAGTGCAACGGCTTCTATCGTGTTCTTGAACACGGCAGCGGCTCCCGTGAACTGCTTCTGGCACAAGGACGCGATTGAAATCCTTCCTGGCCGTTATGCTATCCCTACGGATGGCGGCGTGGCAGTGATGCGCGGTTCAACCGACCAAGGGCTTGAGCTCGTCATGACCAAACGGTTTGACCAAGACTCGCTCCTGACCAAGTATCGTATCGATACGCTGTTCGGGGTTGTGAACAAGCAGCCTGAAATGTCGGGCATCATCCTGTTCAACCAATCCTAACCACTAGCCAATGGGGGGCGCTCTTAAAACGGGCGCTCCCCAACTTTTAATCATATGCCACTCAAAAAAGGCTATTCTCAGAAGACGATTTCGGGTAACATCTCCCGCGAGATGAAGTCTGGCCGCCCTCAGAAACAAGCAGTTGCGATTGCTCTTTCTGTTGCACGCAAGGCCAAGCAGAAAGCAGGTAAACCAGTTGGAAAGCTGAAGAAATGATTGAGTTTCCCACAATGGTGCATCGATGCCCTGGCCGTCATTCGATAGCCGGTGGAAGCTACGATTACATTGGCGTAAACGACCAACAAGAGCTTGATGCCGTTTTAGCTGCCGGATGGAGCCTGACGCTTCCAGAAGCTATTGAGCGGCACAACAAACTTGAGTTCCTCAAGAAGGAAGCCGCGGCAAAGGTCAAGAGAGCGCAGGAAGAAGCCGTGAATGCGGTTGTCGAGAACGCAGCGGTTCTCATTCAAGAGCTTGAAGACGAAGAGGAGTTTGACGATTCACCCAAACGCAAACGCAAACGATGAGCTACTCCAAGAGGCAGATTGTTGAGCAGGCGTTCGAGGAACTTGGTCTTGCGACCTACGTCTTCGATATGACGCCTGACCAGTTCGACTCTGCCTTGAAGAGACTGGATGCGATGATTGCGGAGTGGTCTATCAAGGGAATCAACTTGGGGTATCCGATCACCGCGGATCCAGAGAACAGCGAGCTTGCCTCATCGAGCAACGTGCCAACGTGGGCTTCGCAGGCGCTTATCTCAAACCTCGCACTGAAGATTGCTCCCAGCTACGGCAAGTCTCCGAGTCCCGACACCAAGCAGTCAGCAAAGACCGGTTACGAGTCGCTTCTGATTATGAATGCTCGCCCCATCCAGCAGCAGCTCCCGCGGACAATGCCGATTGGCGCGGCTGGCTGGAGATGGTCTGAGCGCACCTACGTTTATCAGCCAGACACAAAGCCTTTGTCCGTGTCCGACAATGGCAGTTTGACCTTCAAGGACACCAATTGATATGGCAATCGAACGACTTCAGAACTACTCACCGGTGAGCGACTCCACGTTGTTCGCCATCAACCAGAACGGTCTCGACTACAACGCCACGGGCCTTGAAGTCGCGAACTACATCGCGGCGAACGCAACGGTTGGTGACGGCAAAGTCATCCAGTACGCGGCTCCCACGACCGGTTCTACCGTGGCTATCAGTGGCACGAGCAACAGCGTCTGGCTCGTCCTGACACCGGCTGGAACGATTGCGGCGCTCACCATCACGCTTCCGCTTGCTTCGACGTGTGTGGGCGGGCAGGAGCTGCTGGTGAACTCCACGCAGACTATCACAACTCTTACGATTGGTGCAAATGGCGGAGCTGTGGTTGGAGCCCCGTCAACGCTTGCTGCAAACGGATTCTTCCGGTTGCGGTTTGAACCTGTTCTCAAAACTTGGTACCGTGTAGGCTAATATGACACTTCCATTCAATCCATCTTACGGCTCAGGCCAGACGCAAACCGCAACTGCAACTTCCACGCAGTACTCTATCATCGCTGGCACTCGCAGCATTTGTGTGACCAACACTGGAGACACTTATCCAGTGTACGTTCGCATCGGGCAGGGCACTGTGAATGCAACATCCGCTGACTACATTGTTATGCCTCTTAGCCAAGTCTCCCTTGGCAAGTTTGAGGATGACAATGTGATTGCATTGATTGCTCCGACTGGAAACACGACGGTGAACTTCATCTGCGGCGCAGGACTGTGATTCGATACATCTCCAGACGCAGGTCGAAGATACCGGCAGGCCCGACGGTGACGCCTCCT